TTTAAACAAGCTGGTGAAGATGCTGGAAAAGCTGGTGCTAAAGTAGTTAAAAAAATATACAAGAAAAAAAATAAATAACAAATAAATAAATAAAAAAATGAGAAAATATTTAACATTTAAATCAGTTGGTGGCGGTACTTTTGCGTTTAATTCAGCCGGTGAGTATGTTTTATCAATTGATGATATTGTAGGTTTAGGAAGCGCAACCGCAAATACCTTAAATCTGTTATTACCAAATCCTTTTGATGGTAGTCAAAATGGTGTTGCAACTGCAATAAGTTTTAATGTAACAGGAGCTAATGGTGGCAGATTATTATACGAAGCATTAATGGAGCAAGTAGTAGCAGCTCCAGGTGGTAATTTTGAGCTTATTATTCCAGAAGGAATTGCTATTACTGGATTTGAATATCAGGCTTTTATAATTTAAAATCAAAAAAATAAAAAAATAAAAAATGGAAAACCAATTAAAAATTAAAAATTACTCATTAAATAACGAGGATTTTTATTTATCAATAAATAACATCATGAGTACAGTTATTCAGCCAGGCGCTGGATTTGACTCTATAACAATAGCAACAAACACAGGTTTTGGTATGAATGGATATATGGTATATCTTAGAGATAAAGACGGAAACTCTCCTACTACTCTTGAGCAGTGTCAAAGTATATTAGAGCAATTAAAAAAGTGTTTATTTGCTAAACCTGGTGTTGGTGTAGTAGAATTACAAGGTGAATTTAACTTACTTGACGTAGCTGAGTATACACAAATCACATAATGAAACCTAAAGGATTAGGAGATACTATTGAAAACTTTACTAAAGCTACAGGTATTAAAAAATTAGCTGATGCTATACCTGGTGGCTGTGGTTGCGGTAAGCGTAGAGATGCGTTAAATAAAATATTTCCTTATAAAAAATAGTTATGGCTTTTAAATTAACAAATCCACCATATAAAATAGATAATACTCCAGTATATCATGTAGATATGGAAGACGATGTAATGGGTAAAGCTAATAATAATTTAACAATTATCATAAATAAAGATGTTGATCCATCAAGAACACAAGATGTTATTGATCATGAAATGGTTCATATAGATCAAATGAAAAGAGGTGACTTAGATTATGACAATGAAAACGTGTATTGGAAAGGTAAAATCTACCCAAGAAGTAAAATGAAAGAGGGCGCTAAAAATCTTCCTTGGGAAGCAGAAGCGTATAAAAAAGCATGAGTAAAAAGAAATTTTCAGAAACTAAAGTCGGTCAGTTTCTTGCAAAATCTGCACCAGGAATTTTAGGTACAGTTGGTGATATATTACCAGACAACGGTGTTTTAGGCGTCGTTAAAAATCTTATATCAAAAGAAGAATCACTACCGGCTGAAGATAAAGAAAAAGCAATGAAGCTTTTAGAACTAGACATAATAGAAATGCAAGAAGTATCTAAGCGTTGGAGTAGTGATATGAAGTCAGATAGTTGGCTTAGTAAAAATACACGTCCAATGTCTTTAATATTTTTAACCATATCTATGGTTTTATTAATATTATTAGATAGTTTTGATTGGAGCTTTACTGTATCAACTGGATGGGTTGATTTATTGCAAACACTATTAGTTACAGTATATGTAGCTTATTTCGGTTCTCGTGGAGCTGAAAAATTCCAAACAATAAAAAATAAAAAATAAAATGACAGCATTTAATAAAGCAATTCCCGTATTAGTAAGTGATACGATAAATATTCCACAACCTGGATCTTATCAGAGTGGCGCGAGTAGTACTAGTGGCGCAACATTAACTGGACCAGTAACTGCTAAATATTTAGGTACTTTTAATCCTGCTCAAACAGGTTATAGTGGTAAAGTAGCAGTAGGAGACGTAGTATATGTTGATGACAACGCAACAAATCGTCCAGCATTTATAACACAGGTAACAGACGTTGTAAGTGATAATGTTTTAACATTAGATCCACCTGTTGGAGGCATAACAGCTCCATATAATTTTAAAATATATAGAAGTAATGGAGCACTAGCTAATAACTTACAAGGTAATCCTGGATATGGTTTAGTTGGTCCTTTTGCTACAAGTACTGTTATTAACTGTATACCTGCAGGTCAAGAAGACCCGGTATTTATAAAACCTAATGATACTTCTGATTTATCATTAGAAAAAATGAGAATACAAAGAGTTTTTTCTACTGGTACAGTTAATTTAGACGCGTATGGTTTAGTAGCTATTGAACCAGAAAGTTAAATTATTATAAAAGCGTGTAATTATACACTTAAGTAATTAAATTAAATTTAAATAAAATGAAAAAAATAACTGATGATCAGTTAAAAAAAATAACTGATCAACAACAAAAATTATCTCGTTTATTAAATAATATAGGCGTGCTAGAAATACAAAAACATAACATTGCTAGTGAAGTAAAAATTATTAGCGGTGATATAGAGCAAACTAAAAAAGAATTAGAAGAAGAGTACGGTTCTGTTAATATTAATTTACAAACAGGTGAAATAACACCTATTGAAGAAAGCAGTGAATAATATTAGAAAGATAAGTATTGGTTCTGACTATAAAAATGATGCAATGCATTATTCAATTGGTCAACAAGTATATGGTGGTCATGAAATATCGCATATTTTATTAGAACCTTCGGATAGTTCTTATAATATTTTTATAAAGAAAAACGATGAAGTATTGCCGTGGAAGAAGTTTAATTCTAACATGGCTATATCAATCGAGTACGATTTAGAGTATTAATGAAAAGCTTATATGATTTTATTGTAGAACCTTTAGGTGATAAATACAATAATGAAATACAAGTTGGTGATAAAAAATTAGTTGTTAATACTAAAATTGAATCATGGACTTTTGTAAATAGATTAGCTAAAGTAATTGAAATACCTTTAGCTTTTAAAACAAAAATAAAAAAAGGTGATACTATAGTAATACATCAAAATGTATTTAGAACTTTTTATAACATGCAAGGTAAAAAGAAAGTTAGTAGATCTTGGTTTAAAAATAATCTTTATTTTGTTAGTTTAGATCAAATATATTTATATAAAAACAAAAATGGTTGGCATACATTTGCTAATCGATGTTTTATACAGCCTATAAAAGATAAAAACAATTTAACAATAAATAAAGAACAAAAACTAAAAGGTATATTAAAATACGGTAATAGTAATTTAAATAATCTTAATATAAACGAAGGAGATTTAGTAGGTTTTAAACCTAATAGAAATTGGCAGTTTTTAATTGATGGAAAACGTTTATATTGCATGGAATCAAATGATATTGTAATTAAATATGAGCACAAAGGAAACGAAGAAGAATATAATCCAAGCTGGGCAAGTAGCAGTAAAAGAATTAATCAAAGTTGCTAAAGAACCTATAATAGATTATGGTCCAGATATTTCCGCAGATAGACTTAAAAATGCTGCAGCTACAAAAAAATTAGCAATATTTGACGCGTTTGAAATACTTAACCGTATTGAAGAAGAAAAAAACATGTTAGAAAATAAACCTAAAGTTGAAGAAAAAAAGAAAATAAGTTTTAAAGGTTTTGCAGAAGGGAGGTCTAAATAATGTATAAACAAGAATTATATACAATATTAAAAGATTATATAACTCCTAGTACTCTTAAAAAATATAATAAAAATAAAAAATGGGAGTATGGTTATAATGAACAACATGACATAGTTGTTATTAGTAAAGATGGTACAATAGGAGATGTATATGAAATACAAAACCTTAAAATAGCTTTACCTCAACAAAAAAATATATATAAATTTAAAGAAAACACTTGGAGTAAATTTACATATCCTAAAGTATTAAGTAAAATAAAAAGTGTTTTTGATTTTAAAAAATATCCAGAAGATTTTAAAGAAAGATGGTATGATTACATTGATAATGAATTTACCCTTAGGGAAGAAGGTTTTTGGTTTTATAACCAAAATATTCCTACTTACCTTACTGGCACTCATTACATGTACTTGCAGTGGTCTAAAATTGATGTCGGGGCACCAGACTTTCGGGAATCAAATAGATTATTCTTTATTTTCTGGGAAGCTTGTAAGGCAGATCCACGATCCTATGGGATGTGTTACCTTAAGAACAGACGTTCTGGGTTCTCATTTATGGCTTCAGGAGAGGTGGTTAACTTGGCAACCATATCAAGTGACTCTAGGTATGGTATATTATCCAAGTCTGGACCTGATGCCAAGAAAATGTTCACAGATAAAGTGGTACCCATATCGGTTAATTACCCCTTCTTTTTCAAACCGACCCAGGACGGAATGGACCGCCCAAAGACCGAGCTTGCCTACCGTGTCCCCGCAACCAAATATACCCGTCGTAAACTCACCGCCTCCGCTGATGAAACCTTACAAGAAGAGTTACAAGGCCTTGACACCACCATCGACTGGAAAAACACCGGTGATAACTCCTACGATGGGGAGAAACTCAAACTACTCGTTCACGACGAATCGGGTAAATGGGAAAAGCCAAACAACATCCTCAACAACTGGAGGGTCACAAAAACGACA